TTTCTTCCTATACCTTTTGCATCAGACACCATCTTACTAACCGCAGCATCACCCTCATTAACTGCTCTCTCCGTATCAGCCTTCGTATCAGCAGCAGTAGTCTCTGTACCCACTTCAGTATCAAGAGTCTTTGATAAATCATCTGATTCTTGTTTGGTAAGTTTATCTCCATCGTTTACTCGTACACCATCTGTACCAGTTTTTTCTTTATTTAATATAGTTTCTGATTGATTTCTAATTAGTTTTTGTCCAGCATCTGTAGCAAAGAATTCTTTTTCTTCATCTGTTCCACTACGCCACCCATCATTTGGAACAAACACTCCATCTTTATAATTTCCTATTCTCTTATCTGATCCCCATTCTTCATTCCATACTTCAGTTTCTCCTGTATCAGGATTAATTTGCACGAAATATTTTTCCTTGGAACCAGGAGGACCAAGAAATCTATTATCTACATTGTCGTTTCCAACGAAACCTTTTTTAGCCGTCATCTACACAACTTTTTTATCTATTTAGGATATATTTTGCATAGGGCGTACCGATTAGGTCATCAAGTTCATCCCACTCCACAATATATAACTGCCCTGCAAGTTCATTCCAAGTATAGTTCCTTGTTTGTTGCCAATGATAGTTGATACCTTTGAATCCCCATCGTTCTAAATGAGTACAAGCAATCAATGGGTGTTGCTCATATTGAAGTTTAGGAGTCTTGGCATAATATACAAAGGTATAGAACTTTCCTACGTCTGGTATTGGTGCTACGGTATCTTTAAGTGCATCCATAATCATCAACATCATATCCTCTGGATCATTTGTTGAATCTAAATCATTTTTGATTGCTTCTATTCTATTTGATGACGGTATCGGATCAAATTCGGTATCTATTTTCCCTTGCTGCAATCGAGCTAAGTCTCTTTCTCTTCTTTGTTTGATTGTTTTTCTTGCCATTATTTGATACCTAATTCATCTTCGGTTACTATTTTAAATTGTATAAGATGATCCTTACAGTATTCACTTGCTGCTTTCCATTTAGCTTGGTTAACTGCATAGGTTGTACACTCATAAAGATATGATTTAGTTACCCTCTTCCTTGGTTTAGGTGGGAGTGTTTGTTTCTTTGGTTTCACTTCAACCACATATGTTTTAACCTTATCATTCTTTTCCTTTACTTTAATAACAAAGTCTGGATAATAACGGTGTACTCTATTATCTTTTGGTGATACGTAGGGTATACTTACTTCTTCTGATGCCCAGTATATTATACTATTATTTTTATCACACCACTGACAAAATTTTCTCTCCCAACTACTACGACAGATAATGTTATTAGGATTGCCTTGATATTTGCTAGGATGGAGGGGTTTAAACCTACTTTTAATACTTTCTGCCATTATCTTATATACATAATATATAAGGTCAAAAATTATTTATAAATGGCTATCCCACCAAGGTCTAGAACTCTCGCAGAAATTAAGGCTAAGTTACTAAATCCTGCCACTACTTCACATTTTCAAGTAAATATTGGTAAACCAACTGATGATGGTAGTTTTCAGAAGTTTCTGAGTGAGACTGGTGCTTTTAATGATCAAGATAGATTAAATTTATTGTGTTGTGAATCATCACTTCCTGGATCAAGTTTTGCAACTACTGAAGTTACTAATGATTTTAGTGGTGTAACTGAGAGACATGTTAATCGTAGAATATATGACCAAAGAACTGACTTTACTTTTTATACAGATGCTGAACAATATTTACCTATTAGATTTTTTGAAGCATGGATGAATTATATAACAAATGAGAGTGTATCTCAGGGAAGAACTGGAAGTGTGAAGGATCCAAACTTCTTTTATAGAATGAAGTTTCCTAATAGTTATAAGGGAAGTTTAGAAATCACTAAGTTTGAAAAGAATTTAGAAGAAAGGAAATCTGCTAAAGCACTTACGTATTCTTTTGTGAATGCTTTTCCTTTAGCTATTAATTCAACACCAGTAAGTTATGAATCATCTTCTTTATTGAAGTGTACAGTTTCATTCACTTATAGTAGATATTATATTGATTCTGGTGGAAAAGGTTTGGGTGGTTTTGGTAATCCATTACAGCAAGCATTCCTTAATGGTCAATTACTATCTCCAGGTGGAATACCTTCTCTTATTTCAGGAGCAGCAGGTAATGCTATAGGTAATACATTGGGTAACCAACGTCTTGGATCTCTGGCAGGAGGGTTCATCAGAAATCTCTTCTAAATAAAATACACTGAAATTTTTATAAAGATATTATGCCTTTACCAAAAATTGCTACGCCAACTTATCAACTTGAGTTGCCATCAACAGGAAAGACAATCACATATAGACCTTTCCTAGTTAAAGAAGAAAAATTACTTGTAATTGCTTTAGAGAGTGAAGATACAAAGCAAATTACAAATGCTATTAAAGCAGTTATTAAATCTTGTATTCTTACTAAGGGGATTAAGGTAGAAACTCTTCCTACTTTTGATATTGAATTTTTGTTTTTGAATATTAGAGGTAAGTCTGTAGGAGAAGATCTTGATGTGAATATCATTTGTCCTGATGATGAAGAGACACAAGTTTCTGTTAATATTAATCTAGATGATATTAAAGTTCAAAAGACTGAGAATCATACTAATCAAATTAAACTTGATGATAATATTATGATGGAGTTGAAGTATCCTTCACTTAATGAGTTCATTAAGAATAATTTTGATGCTAAAGATGGAAATCAAATGGAGCAGTCCTTTGATTTAATAGGATCATGTATTGATAAGATCTATACTGAGGATGAAGTATGGGTTGCTGAAGATTGTACTAAGAAAGAAGTGAATGAGTTTCTTGATTCAATGAATTCATCTCAATTCAAAGAGATTGAAACTTTCTTTGAGACAATGCCTAAATTATCTCATACTATTAAGGTAACAAATCCTAAGACAAAAGTTAAAAGTGACGTGGTACTGGAGGGTTTAGCGTCTTTTTTCGAATAGCCATGGTGCATATGAACCTGGAGAATTACTTCAGGTTGAATTTTGCTTTGATGCAGTACCATAAATATAGCCTAACAGAGATTGAAAACATGATGCCTTGGGAACGAGACATTTATGTTGGTCTTCTTCAGCAACATCTTGAGGAAGAACAATTAAAACAAAGACAGCAAAACACTAATGGCTGAAACTTCAACCATACCTACACCTAAAGTTACTAAGATTTCTGCATCTAAACTTCTTGGAAGAGATAGTTTAGAGAAGAGGGTGGAAGGTAATGCGAAGAAGATTACTTTATTAAAGAATATAATTAAGGCACGGAAGATAAATGTTGGTAAAAAGATTGCAGATTTATCAGAGTCAACTAGATCTGATAAGTTATCACCGTTACAATCTACGGTGCAATCTATTGCAGAGAAAGTTAATTCTATTCAGCAGACTTTATTAGATCAACAGGAATTTGATAAGAAGACTGGACGTAAAGAAGATATAGAAAAGAATCAACAGAGTAAGAAAAGTAGAGAAGGATTATTAGAATCAAAAGCCTTTAAAGGTTTTATGACATCAGCACAGAAAGTTCTTGCTCCTGTGAAGAGTCTGTTTGATCGAGTGTTGAAGTTTATAACAACTATTATTTTAGGAAGGGTTGTTTTTAGTATAATAAAATGGTGGTCTAATCCTGCGAATGAAAAGAAAGTTCAGGGAATTCTTAGATTTATTGGTGATTATTGGCCTGCATTAGTTACTGGTTTTCTTTTATTTGGAACAGGATTGGGTTCATTAGTAGCGAATCTTACTAGGTTAATGTTGTGGGCAATACCTATGTTGATTAAATCTATTGCTATTATGATGAGAAATCCTATTATTGCTGCTGCAATATTGGCAGCGGGTGGGGTCTATGCTATTGGTAAGATGATGGGTAAGGGAGAAGAAACATCTAATGTATCAGAGGCAGTAACTACAGGAGTACAAGAGGGTGGTGCGAATCAGGTAGATGTTCAAGGAGCATTGCCTAAAGGGGTAGACACTGGTACAACAGGTGGTGGTAATATTGATACGATGAGACAGGGTGGGTTAACAGGTACCGATCCATTGGATGTTAAGAGTAATGTTAGTGGAGTAAAATTAAATGGAGGTGGTTTAGTATCTCCTCTTATTAAACCAAAGAAATATGTAGGTGGTGGTAAAGTAACTGGTCGTGGTGGTGTTGATAATGTTCCTGCAAGATTAACTGCAGGTGAGTTTGTAATGAGTAAAGGTGCAGTTAATAAGTGGGGTGCTGGTACACTTGCTGCTATGAATTCTATAGGTGGTGGAACTAATAGACCAACTTATGGTGGATATGAAGGTGGTGGAGTAGTTAATACTCCTGGATATGAGGGTGGTGGTGTGGTTAGTGGTGAAAGTCCTACTAAGACGAAGAATAATATGTTGCCATTAGTGTTGACAACTATGGCTATTATTATGATGTCACAGAAGAATAAAAGGGCTGATGAAAGAATTCAAGAATCTGTACCCAATCAGACTGTTGATGGAACATCTATAACTCCTCCTTCTGATTCATCTAAGAACGAACCAAAAGTTATAGTGATACCACAGGAAGGTGGTGTGGATGGTGGTGAGACTGGACCTGCAGTAAATCCAATACCACCTTTTGATGTTGGTAGAGGTGAGAAACATGTAAGAGAAGTATTGGGGTTGGTAATATAATATGTGGGGAATGGCTCTTAAAAGTTTT